TTCGAATCGGATGGCGTTATGAATAAACCAGCCGTGACCCAGAGAAGCCCGATAGTGTAAGGCTACCACAGGGTCTTGGGGCCAGTTAAGGCCTGGGGCTTAGGCAGTCAAACTACGTCTTCCCCCGATATAAACCCACATTGAACAGTGGTTAGCGTTCCTTGTGGTTAAATAAATAACTACTAAGAAAAAGAATGAATTATATAAAGATTATTACAAGCATTATCCAGATGATAGTGCTTTGCGGATTTTCCAAGGTCCCTATGATGTTAATAATCCTGCCATGTTACATGGCAATCACTTGGAGTTGTTCGGCCGTACTAGGAAAAATTATTTGTTGCCAATTAACAATAAGCCGAAGAGAAGTGAAAAGTACGAAGGAGGCGAGTTGAGAGAAACTTGTTTTGAGGACCAGTGTTATGATGTCCCGTCCCGAAAGAGGCAATTCACTGATAAGTACGATCTAGAAGTACGTCCTCAAGAGTTCCACACAGTTGATGGGACTGGTGGAGATAGGAGAGTATCTAGGAAGAAGAAGGGTAGCAAAAATACCTCTAAGAGGAGGCCTTCTAAGCGAAAATCTAAGCCTTATGAAGTAATGAAAGCACCCGTTTCCTATGGACTCCGAACTAAGAATTTAGCTCCTAGAGTCATGTCTAGTGGCTCTGGATCTAAACGTGTGGTCCACAGAGAATTGTTGACTACAGTGTCTGGCAATGCCGCCGCGTTTGTTTGTAGCGGGTTGCCCCTCAACCCCGGACTTGTAGCTTATTTTAAATGGCTGGGGATAGAAGCCTATACTTATGAAATGTATGAGTGGAATGCGTTGCGATTTATTTATGTTCCTTCGTGTTCAACGGCTACCACTGGAGTTTTTGGGATGGCTATAGATTTCAATAGCCGTGATGCTTTTCCCACCACTGAGCTTGATTTTTCTGCGCTTATGGACTCAGTGCAGAGTGCTCCTTATGAACCTGTTACTTATAATACACAGCGTATTAATTTTGTTCGTCAATTCCCAAAGAAGTTTGTTAGGCATGGGCCTACTTTGTTAGACTCTATTTTTGCTTATGATTTGGGCCAGTTTTTGTTTTATGTTGGTGGTCAGGCAAATACCACCACTATTGGTCGTATCTATGTTGAATATGATATTACATTCCAGATACCTGACGTTGCTAGTACAGAAGAGCGTGGATTAATGACTTCTCTTAGAAGCATTCAATCTAAATTTACCGGGGTTGACAGTACCCATTGGTGGGGGACTGGTGGCGACCAGTCTGGTGGTTCCATAAATTATGGGCCTTTAAAATTGACAAATTCCCTTGGCTCAAATACCTGGACTTTAGAGGGAGTACCAGTGGGAGTTGTCTTGAAGATTATCCTTAGAATGTCAGGGACTGTGTTTGCTTCAGTGCCTGTCATAACTATGACTACGGGGTCTACTAATAATGGTGTTGGGAATAAAGGAGATTTTTCAGGCATAGTTGGTACCACCGAAGCGATGGTGGTCCAACATAATTACACAACAAGTACCACCGTTGTGTGGGCCTTCTCAGGAACTACCTTTACAACACTGGTCTATACGATCATAGACATAGAGTATTTGGATTACTCGTACTTAAGGTTGCTAGCCTAATTTAGCGTTTTAGGGTTATACCAAAACCCGCCGAGTGGGGCATGTACCACCGTCTTTAAATTGAGTGAAACAGGTCAATTGCGACTGTCTCGAGAGTGAGTTTGCTTCACGTTCAAGGTCTATTTGGTGGCATGGGAAAGGTGATGGGCTACAACGGCCCCACCGACTGCTACCTTGTCTAAATTACATTTATTTGTAGCCGTATTGGCGACAAGAGACTTGACTATGTCAAAGCAATAAACCGTTCTAGAGAGTTTAAGATTGAGTACCTGTGCCTGCAATGGCACTCACCGGGTTAAAGCCCGCGCCATGAGCAAATAGGCAGACGTCCTAGCAAGCTCAATGGCGGGTCCGCTGGCGGACCCTATAAACTACCAGATTTAAGATAAATCATGATAGTACTGTGGTCGGACTCGGCTAGCACCTTTCACACAACGATTGGTGTCACTTAGCTTGATTAGTTACGGCAGGATGATCTTCGGTTTGGGAAGAATGACGGACACTTGAGAAAGCCCGTAGAAATCCCAATCTCGTAAAGTGATTTTCTTTTATACTAGCACGGCAGTAGGCGTGCGATCAGATCAGACTGGGAAACTTTAATTTCTTGGAATCACACCTTTAGAAACGGAGTTTTTCGGTGTATAAAATAAAGAGCCAGCCCGCCCCACGAATAAGCACAACATACGAAATTAAACATGACTACTAATTATAATGACAATTATTCTAATAATAATGAAGAACAAATAGAATTGAGTCAGGATGTAGTGGATGAGTTTGAGTTGTACACTAGTGTGGAGCAGTGCCCGGATTGCCGGTTACCTTATATTAAGTGTCTTTGTTTTGGGCTTCCGGTTTTCTGTGATTATTGTAAGAATCAGGTGTTGGAGTGTACTTGTAAGAATGGTCCCGTAGGGGACCAGTTTCGGAGCGCCCCAGTGGGTGTTGGTACTATTAGTTCGAGTGGAGAAGTACAAACCAGTCAGGATGAGTTTGAGAGCTTTCCTAAAAATAGCTCATCGGACAATGAATCGCGAGATGGTGTTCAGAGTAAACTATTGGGTTTCTCAGATGGTTCTGGAGAGAGTGATTCACTACAACCGACAAATAATGTCGGTCGGGCGCAAGAACAACAAAAGAGGAGTAGTAGTGAAGGATCTAAATCCTCAGGATCCAAAAGGTCAATTTCTAAATCTGTTACCTCAGGGTTTATAGAGAGGAAGAGGAACTTATTGACCAAAAATCGTTTCATGAAAATTAGGTCGGAGTCGGGATCCAAATCTTTTAGTGTTGATGATTGTGAAAAATTTGACAAACGAATTTCATGCAATGTCCCTTCTGGGGAGGGGTTTTATGATTTTAGTGCGGTGAAAGCTGTTCTTTTGTGCGCTAAATGCCGTGGAGATCATTTGACTAAGAATCATAGCAAAATTACCCATACTAAGGGTAATCGTTTTGGAAATAGGAGGAAGATGGGTACTCGTTTGAAGAGGAACTATTGGTTGGAAACTAAATCCAAAAGCCAATTCATACCTAGTGTGATTGGGGTCTCTAAAGTGAGCATGGAGTCTGAGCCTTTGATTAGTGTCACTCATGACTCTGTATTTCCCGAGTTGGTGGAAGGCGATTCGGAAGATGAGGAAATGTTCTTGAGAGAGCAGCAAGGACTGCCAGTAATTCCAGAGTTAGCTTTAGATGAAAGGATGGAGAAGCCGGGCTTTCCTAACGAAATGGTGGATGAGCAGATAGCAATGTTGCGTACAATTGTGGTTGAACACGACATGATCGCTGAGTTTAAGACAGCTATCTGGAGCACTTTGAAAGAGATTAGTGATAAAATGTATGGAGATCATGATTTGGATGCTGTGGTTGGAGTTATGAGAACTCTGGGTATAGAGGATGTGCGGTTGTTGGCCAATGCAGAAATAATGATTGGGCTGGCCAATTTGTTTTACGATTGTAAGAAAAATTGGTTTGAAGCAAAAGTAGAGATAGTGCTAAATTCATTGGGGCCAATAGATAAGTCGCTTTTTGATTTGCGTACAGATATTAAGAAGAGAGTTGATTTAGAGCACCCGGATTCACGGGAGTTGTTGTATGGTGTTCAGGTTAGTCCCAAGTTTACTTTTAATGGAGTTTTCATACCTTGCTTCATGTATGAGTATCAGCTCGTGGGAGACAAGGAGTCGTGTGAGAATACCAAGAGAGCCTATCAGGATGTTTTGTCCAGGGATAAGTTGAATGTGTCTATGGAGTTGTTAGCGCAAGTCATGGGGTTGGCTGTTAGTTCTTTTTCGACGGACCAGCAGACGCTCTGGAATAAGATAAATTATGCAGTTAGTTATAATAATAATGTTAATATTGATAGGTTTTCTTTTGGAACTGTAGAGCAACAAACGGCCTTGTTTGCTTATTTTCTGTGTATGAGTCAGCGTCAGTTGATTCATCTCCCTTTTCAGAAAACCCCCAAGATACAAAAAGAATTGCAGTCGGATACCGTTCTTCAGAAGTTACTCTACCTGGTCTTAAGCCACTTAAAGACCAGATTAAGTTCAGTATTCGGCGTGTAGACCACAATCCAGTGGTCAGACCAGTGGTAGCTGCACAGCTACCTTGGTGTCTTGGGGGTGTGTGTTTGCCTCATGTAGATCCTGGTGATCCGCAAACGTGTTTTCGCGGAGTTCAGGGGAGGGTCTGCACTAAGCCTCCAGTTTGCAGCACGATTAGGTTGAGGAAACTGAGGCGCTTTACTTTGAAGTTTTGTAAGAAGTATTTGATACCTTTGTCTCCGGATACTGATTTCTCCATTGAGACTTGGTTAAGTCAGACAGGGTACCCTAGGTGGAGGAAGATTCAGTTATTAGAAGCCTATGAGAAACTTAGGGGTACCTATCTGGATGTGGACAAAACGAGGAAGAAGAATGGTTCAGGAAGCAATTATCGCGTAGATGGGTTCACGAAGGATGAACACTATGCTGATTGGAAGCCTGCTAGAGCCATTCACGCTAGAGTAGATGCTGCGAAGGTGTTGACGGGTCCGATCTTTAAAGCTATTGAAAATGAAGTTTTTAAATTAAAATATTTTATTAAGAAAGTTCCTAAGGCAGATAGGCCGGCTTACATAAAAGAGTGGATGTATGAACCTGCTAGTTTATATATGGCTACTGATTATGCTAGGTTTGAATCTCATTTCACGAAAGACATGATGGATGCCATTGAGAAGGTGATGTATAAGTATATGACAGCCAAAATCCCTATGCGAGAGATGTTTTGGTTCTTCTTGGATAACATTTTGTGTGGATCCAACCGAATTGTTTATAAATTCTTTAGATTGGTGATTGAAGCGACGCGGATGAGTGGGGAGATGAATACATCTTTGGGCAATGGATTTGCCAACCTGATACTTTTACTTTATGTGATGGTTCAGGCTGGCTATAAGCTTGATGAGATAAGGGCCATCATTGAGGGAGACGATGGCCTTACGAGGGTAGATAAAGACAAGTTGATAACGGCTGCTATGTTTTTTGACTTGGGGTTTACTATTGAGCTGGACATTTATGAATTTTTGAATGAGGCGAGTTTTTGTGGAAACATATTTGATGTAGAAGATTTGGTTATCATTACTGATGTCCTTAAGTCAGTTTCGAAACTTGGCTGGACGCGTGCTTTGTATCAGAATGCGTCCAGGAAGAAAATGATGGGGCTGTTGAGATCAAAAGCGCTTTCGATGCTTTATGAGTATACTGGTTGTCCAGTTTTGCAGTGCTTAGCTATGAGGTTGCTCACCTTGACTGAAGGAGTAAGAGCTAAGAACCATAGTGAGAATCTTTATGAACGGGAAAAATATCATGAGATGATGACTGATATTCGTCGTAATGGCCTACCTTTTAGATTAGTGCCTATTCATACAAGATTGCTCGTTGAAAAATTATTTAGCATTAGCATTGAGATACAATTGGCCGTTGAAGCCAAGATTGAGGAAACTGTATTGGGTGAGTGTTTTTTGGATGAGCTTTTGATGATGTCGCCAGTGGTGTGGCTTGAGTATTATCAGCGATATACGTTCAACCAGATAGATTTTGGATTTATGTATCCTATGAATTACCAGACAGGCGTGAAGTTTAACGCTGAGTTTCTGAAGAACATGACTGCTATTTAGTCAGTTTGCACGCTGTTCGCCCGGCGTAAGAAGATTAGGTGCGACCGGATACCTTATCCGGAGAAAATTAGTATCTGAAAAGGGAAAATTTAAGGTGGAGAAGTGAATCTCGTTAAAATACCCTATTGACCG